CTATATAGGGCGAACGCTTCTCAAAATGTCTCCGCAGTACAAGAAGGCTGGAGAAGAAGCCAGGAAAGATCCGCTGGGCTTTCGTATTAAGAAAGTTTTGAAACTGCTTAGAATGAAATTAAGTACGGATATGTTTATCGAGGCAACGAAACATCTGCATAGCTTGGATCCAATGGAGCAAGCTAAGTTTTGCCAACAGGTCGAGGATTACTATGCAGATCGATCCTAAGAAAATGACGGTAGATGATTTAAGCATTTTGTTTTTTGAAGCAGCTGAGACTGAACGGGCTTTACCTGGTGCGTTTCGTAAGCAGAAAATGAGCAGCTGGCCTGATTATGTGCAGTCCTGGTCTGCGTATGGCTGGTCTGATGTTGAGCGGATCCGAGTGCAGCCTACTGCCGACCAGGTAGATCGATTAGATCTTGCCCTGGATCTTGGCTTGAAGCTGGACGCAGAAGATCGAAAGCTGATCTGGGCTGTAGCGCATAGCCAGGTTGGAAGGCAGCGCGGGCCGAAGTGGACTAAGCTTGCAAAGATGCTGGGATGTTCCAGGCATAGCGTGAAGGCAGAATATGCAGCTGCCCTGGTCAGATTGACCTGGCGCATAGATGATCGCAGGGAAAGCCAAAAGCATCACGCACGGGCAATGGAGTACAAGACAAAAAAAGCCGCACTAGGCGGCTCTTAGATTGGCTGTGATGGGCTGTTACTGGTAGATCAATGCAAGGAACAAGCCCATGTAAAGCATGGCGACCAGGCAAAGCGCTCCGATTATGTCGCCCAGGGTAATGCTTTTTAGGATCTTGATGAAGTCTTGAAAGTTATCCATTGTTAAGCTCCTAATCCAGTGATGCGGTAATTGTTTTCTACAGGTATGATCTCGATAAAGTATTCGTCATAGGTCATAGCCTGGAGATCTACTTTGGCGGCTAGTGCCGCCTCCATATCTTTGTAGACGCCGACAGTGTTGTTACCGTACATAGCGATTTTCTTGAGTATGTATTTCATATAACCTCCGTAACTTACATAAACATTGAGACAGTATCTGTCAAGGTTATTGCATCATCATGGCGCTAAGATCCAAAACCTCAGGCGCATCAGGCTTACGCTGGTAGCCCCAGGGCGCATCATCGTAGCCAGGCATTTTCCGCACCATTTCCATGATGAACTGGTTGATGTGATAGTCACCGATGTAGTCGCTGTCGTACTGTGCCTCCCGAAACTCTTTGGCCTCACATGCCTGGTAGGCAAAGCACTGAGCAATCTTGATGAAGTCTACAGGCTTTAGATCAGGATCGGGCCGACAAGCTTCTTTCTGACAAGCTTCGCAGTACTCCTCGAAGGTCTGATCGCCAAGCATGAAGTTATCGCCAGGGTAACGCGCTTCGATGCTGATCCAGTTGGCTTTGGCTAGAAGCGCTGCCATTTTTTGCGGGCTGCTAGGCTTGCAGTACAAGCCAACGTTGGCGCGATACATGGCATTGGCAAGAACGCCGATGTGTTCTTCGTTACATAAATAAGCACTCATTAGATTTCTCCTTTGTGATCGAATAGTGGAAGGCCGAAGGTCTGTGCCTCAGCGATGTCGAAAGCCTCGATAACCTCTGCAACATCGATGCGCAGCACCTCGTAGCTGATCTTTTTGCGGCGACCCCAGAACTCGGTAATGTCTTTGACGCCGCGCTGGTCGAGAACTTTACCGCCGCGCACCAGCTGAACGTGACGAGTAGTAGTAACCATGTAGACATGATTGGGATTGGCAACGTCCTTGACGAAACGCTGCAAGGTCAAACCGACACAGCTATCAACAACGTCATACTTGATGCCAAGCTTGTCTAGGACAGCTAGACGTTCGCTGTGGAACGTACCGCCAGACCAGCGCCGTTGACGCTTGATGCGCGGGCATGTTGCCTGGAACACGCGGAAGCACTTTGTCAGGCTCATATCAGCGACAACAGCAACAGCTTGGACGCCACAATGACCGCCGTTAAAAGCACCAGGGGGAAGATCAAACTCCATGATCGAACTCCGTAGTTGGTTGGGAAAATCGTGGGAGCAACGCTCAACCACATGACCTTACTTAAAGCATGAGACAGATACTGTCAAGGGGTAAATGTAAAAAAATATATATCTATTGCTTAAAATACCGAAATGACGTAGATTTATGGTATAATCGCAAGATGTTGTGTCTTTATCATTTTTGCACCATCTAGCCTGTGTGCGATTATGCCTCAAACTCGCCCTGGCTGTTCTAGGTCTCGCACTGAAACAGCTGGGGCTTTTTCATAGGAATAACCATGATTAGTAAAACCGTCACCGTCGAGATAATGCAGAAGATCTGCGATCGTCTTGCTGAGGGCGAGACACTGATGGACATCACAAAGACCAAAGGTATGCCAAGCTATCGCAGCGTCACGCGCGCAGTCCAGGCAGATGAGATCATTTGGGAGATGTATCGCAAAGCGCGCATACTACAGGCCGAGTGGTACGCAGACCATCTGAACGGGTTAGCAATGGCAGAGCTGCCAAAGGTCGAGGATCCGCGTATGCTCAATGCAGAGGTGCAACGCAGACGCCTGGAGATCGAGACACTCAAGTGGACAGCTGCGCGTAACCAGCCATTTGGGATCCGAGACAAGAAAGAAGATCAGCCAACAAACACAGCTATCACGATCAGCTGGGCTGGTGGAGATGTGGCAGTGAATGCCAATGAGGAGGAGGAGCAAGACGTTCTGGTTCGGCACTAGGAGAGTGAGACCATACATCCAGCGTGACCGAGCTACGCGCGCGAAGGGCAGAAATAGCCCGTGATATGCAGCAAGCGCATGGCAAAATCACAGCTCGATCCATGCATAATCCGCATAGCTGGCTAAGTTATTGTTTTTGCTCGATAAGATTATCCGATAATGTGAATTATGTTAAATTTCTGCGACCTGCCGACCCCCACCCTCCGCGAAACCGCCCGCCGCCTCGTAAGCCATAATATACCTGACCTATAGTATCTGCCCCTCACACAGCCTGAGAGAGCCTATGAAAGCCGAAAACACCGCCTTGCTAGGTCACATTAACGAATTGCGTAGGATGGTCGTAGAAGGCTCCTCAGCGACTACGCAGTATGAGGCAGCTGTACTGCTGATAGATGTTTATGAGCAGATGTTGACGAACATAGGTCTTTTGAAGTTTGACGATGAGAGCAAGCACTGATGCATATTGAGATACCGTATGAGCCTAGAGAGCTACAGCTGAAGTTGCATAATGAGATGCAAGAGAAGCGCTGGGGTGTAGTTGTGTGTCACCGCCGTTTTGGCAAGACGGTTTGGGCGATCAATCATATTTTGAGATCTGCGTTAATGTGCGATAAGCCGAACCCCAGGCTTGCGTATATGGCCCCCACGTATCGCCAGGCAAAGAACGTTGCCTGGGATTATATAAAACAGTTCGCTGGCAAGATCCCTGGCGTTAAGTTCCATGAGACTGAATTGCGGTGTGATCTGCCTACTGGTGCGAGGATCTCGCTACTCGGTGCGGAGAATCCAGATAGCTTGCGTGGGATTTACCTGGACGGGTGTGTGATGGACGAGGTTGCCGACATGCCTGAGAATGTGTTTCCTGAGATCTTGAGGCCCGCGCTTTCGGATCGCAAGGGGTGGTGTTGTTTCATTGGTACGCCTAAGGGTCACAATGCTTTCTATGAAAAATATGAGGAAGCTGCTGGGAATGATGATTGGCTATGTGCGATCTATAAGGCTTCGGAAACTGGATTGCTTGATGATGAGGAATTGGAAGCTGCCCAGGCGATGATGACAGCGGATCAGTATGCTCAGGAATTTGAGTGCAGCTGGAATGCGAATGTGCCTGGTGCGGTCTATGGCAAGGAGCTGGAGGAAGCGAGTGCGGATGGTAGGATTACCAACGTACCCTACGACCCCTCAGTTCGGGTTGACACCTGGTGGGATCTCGGAGTTGGAGATAGCACTAGCATATTTTTCACCCAGACGGTTGGGCGCGCTGTGCATGTGATTGATTACTACGAGGCACGGGGAGAAGGACTACCTCACTACTGCAAGGTACTTTCTTCTAAGAATTACCTCTACGGTGAACACAATGCACCCCACGATATTGAGGTGCGGGAGTTGGGTACTGGAAAAAGTAGACGCGAGATTGCGTGGGATCTTGGCTTAAACTTTCGGGTTGTTCCGAAGTTGCCGATCGAGGATGGTATCCATGCCGCGCAGATGCTTATTCCGCGTTTATGGTTTGATAGAGAGAAGTGTAAACATGGCTTGGAATGTCTGCGGCAGTATCACAGGGCGTATAACGAGCGCACTAGAAGCTTTAGGGCGTCACCTGTACACGATTGGTCGAGCCACGCAGCGGATGCTTTTAGGTATTTGGCGGTTGGTTTGCGAGAAAGCGGGAACCGTATCCAGGTTCCTCAGAAACAAGCGATGAATGATTACAATCCTTTTGCAGCATAGGAGATAGAAGATGGCAGCGGCAGCACCTCTTATACTTGGTGGCATTGGCGGCGGCGCGGTTGGCTACGGTGTGGCTACAGCGGTGGGCCTGGGCGTTACTGGCACGGCGGTTGCTACGGCAGCGGGTGCTGTTGTTGGCGCGTCTTTGATGATGCCGAGCGGTCAAGCGGGTCAAGTACAAACGCCTGAGGTTCCAGCGGTAGCTACCCCTGAAACTGATACGACAGCTGTAGATACAACGTCCCCTACTGGTGGCCCTGATACAACGATAAATGATGTTGTTTCTGTGCAAGACGATGTTGCGACCCAGGCTGATACATCAACTCCCGTTGTAACTGATGTCGCAGAAGAAGATATTGGAACTACTGTTGAAACCCCTGCGGGCGGCACTGGTACGATTGTTGAGGTAACTCCTGATGAGGTTGTTGTTGATGTGTCTCCTGGGACAACGACAACAGGCGGGGTTCAAACTGGCGGGACGACAACAACAAGTGTTGGAACGGCGGCTGGTGGAACGGCTGAGGCTACAGTTGCAACCACCCAATCTGTTGGTCCAGCTGAGGATGAGGCCATTAGCTTCTACGAAAAAGGGCGTCGTTCAACAATTTTAACGACACCGCGCGGTTTGTTATCTGAGGATACTTCGATGCTTCGTCGTCGTCGCGGCCTGGTTGGGCAAGGATTGATCGCATGATGGGTCGCAAGCCAAAGAACATGGCGGGCGTTATGGGCAGGCGGTCTGCCCAGCCCGCTAACAAGAACCGTAATGCAACGGTAGATCCCCTGGAGCGTCTAAACCAAAGTATGGCTGGACGTATGAAGGGTGGGAATAAGCGCAAGAAGCGCGAAAGTTTAATGACAAGTTACGGGATGATGTGATGGCAGAAGTATTACCAATGATCGCGCAGCTCGATCGTAGATATAAAACCCTACAATCGCAGCGTTCACAATGGGAAAGCCACTGGCAAGAGCTTGCGGATTATATGCTGCCCCGTAAAGCTGACATAACCAAGAAGCGCACTCAGGGCGATAAACGTACCGAATTGTTATACGATGGTACTGCCGTTCATGCGGTCGAGCTATTAGCGTCTAGCTTGCATGGAATGCTTACTTCCCCCAGCACTCCCTGGTTTTCTATGCGTTATCGGGATCCGATGTTGCAACAGAATGATGCGGCTAACGAGTGGCTAGAGGTTTGCATCGATCAGATGTACCAGGCTTTTCATAGATCTAACTTTCAGCAAGAGATCCATGAGTTGTATTATGATCTGGTGGTTTTTGGTACAGCTGCGTTCTACATCGAGGGTATTGACGATGGATTGCGGTTTAGTTCCCGCCATATTGCTGAGATCTGTGTTTCTGAGAACCAGGATGGCACGGTTGATACGGTTTACCGCAAGTTTAAATTGACTGCGCGGGCGATCGCTATGCAGTTTGGTGAAGATAATTTGCCGCGTGAGGTCGAGAAAGACCTGGAAAAAGAGCCGTACAAAGAGCATGACATTGTTCATGCAGTGTTTCCGCGTCCAAATGCAAGCGGTCGAGCGGCTAAGAACAAGCCTATTGCCTCTATTTACTACACTTCTGGTAGTAGACAGCTGCTTAGTGAGAGTGGATTTGACGAATTTCCGTTTATGGTAACGCGATTTGTTAAGGATAGTGTGTCAACATATGGGCGCAGCCCAGCGATGAATGCGCTACCTGACACGAAAATGCTAAACAAAATGTCGGAAACGACGATCAAAGCTGCGCAAAAGCAGATTGATCCCCCTCTTATGGTTCCTGATGATGGATTTATGCTGCCTGTACGCACAACACCAGGCGCATTGAACTTCTATCGCACTGGAACCAGGGATAGATTAGAACCGTTGCAGATTGGAGCAAACAATCCGCTAGGCTTAAACATGGAGGAACAGCGTAGGAATGCGATACGCCAGGCGTTTTTCGTCGATCAGCTTCTCATGGCAAATGGCCCAGCAATGACCGCTACGGAAGTATTGCAGAGGAATGAGGAGAAAATGCGCCTCCTCGGGCCTGTCCTGGGCCGATTGCAAGCGGAGCTATTGCAGCCCCTTATCTCCCGATCCTTTGCATTGCTCCTCAGGAACGGACTCCTCCCTGCCGCGCCTGAGGAGCTACAGGGGCAAGAGATCGACATCGAATATGTTTCACCACTAGCCAAAGCGCAGAAAATGACTGATCTACAGTCTATGCTGCGTGGGTTCGAGGTGTTGATGCAAATGCAACAGGTGGCGCCTGTTATGGATTACCTGGACGATGACAAGCTGGTTCAGTACCTGGTTGAAGTCACAGGGATCCCAGCGCGGGTTATCCGTAGCAATACGGAAGTTCGTGATTTGCGGCGTCAAAGAGCTGAGGCCCAGGCAGCGCAAGCACAGGCACAGCAAGATATGGCGCTGGCAGAACAGCTGAATAAAGCTGCTCCTGTGCTAAAAGTAGCATCTGATGCGCGAGAACGTGGTCAGATATGAAGCAAATAGAAGAATTAAAACTCGCCTATCGACGTACATTCAATAACGATGATGGGGAGCAAGTACTGAGTGATCTCAAGAGAAGGTTCTCTTTTGAGACAACCACTTTCGTTTCTGGCGATCCACATCAATCCGCGTTCCAGGAAGGGCAACGAGCCGCTGTGCTTACGATCGTCAGAATGTTGTCCGAGGAACAAGAACCTAGATAGGAAATACTATGAGCGAGGAGACAACCCTAGATACAGGATCTCAACAAGTCGCTGAACCAGTTGCAGCTGAGGCAGTAGCAGCCGAGCCAGTAATGGCAGAGCCTGTTGCGGCAGAACCAGTTGCAGCGCCCGCGCCAGAAGTGGCGCCACAAGGGAGCTGGATGGACGGTCTTGATGAGGTCTATCGACAAAACCCGCTTATCAATAAGTGGGAAACATTGAATGATTTTGCAAAAACTCATCTCAACGCACAAAAACTTATAGGCGCAAACAAGATTGCAAAGCCTGGGCCAAACGCTACGGATGATGAGATCCGCGCGGTTTACCAGGAGCTGGGGGCGCCTACAGATCCAGCAAACTATGAGTTGGATCGCACTGAAATCTTTGACGATATTTCTTTCGAGGCTTTCAGAAACAAGGCGTATGAGATGGGATTATCAAACAAGCAAGCCCAGGCAGTGGCAAGTTTGTATGAGGAACAAGTAACGAATGGCCTACAAGCGTTTGAGCAACGCGCAGAGGAGGCCAGGTTCCAGGGCGAACAACAGTTGCGCCAGGAATTTGGGCCAAACTTTGAGGCTAGATTGAATATGGCGCGCTCCGCTGGTCAAACAGTTATGGAAGATCCAGAGGTGTTTAACCAGATCCAGTTAGCTGATGGTCGCATTTTGGGCGATCATCCCGAAGTTGTTAAGGCGTTTGCAAAGATCGCTGAGATAATAGGCGAGGATAGCCTGGTCGGAGAGCCTACAGATTTTGTGATGAGTCCGCAAGAAGCGCGGCAGCGTATCGCAGAACACATGCGGCCTAATACGCCGTATACTATTGCTGGACACCCTGAGCATGACGCGGCAGTTGCCGAAGTCTTGCGCTTGCGTGGCTATGCGAGTGGATAACCGAGAGGCCCACACCGCAAACTTGTGCGTCAAGTGGATTAGCGGCCCTTAGCCGTAGCATTGGCCCTGAAAAGGATAACCAAGCGCAGCAATTTAAACTGTAACAAGCTAGGAGATTAGGCAAATGTCTACTCAAATTACTACAGCTTTTGTCCAACAGTTTTCTGCAAACATCCAAATGCTGTCACAGCAAATGGGTTCTCTGCTGCGTAACGCGGTGGATGTAGAAAGTGTTAATGGCGAAAAAGCTTTCTTTGACCAAGTGGGTTCAGCGGCAGCTGTCCTACGCACATCGCGCCATGCGGATACACCGATTGTGGACACACCACATTCACGCCGTATGGTTACAATGTCTGACTACGAATATGCGGATCTGATCGACGATCAGGACAAAGTTCGTTTGTTGGTAGATCCGACATCAACTTACAGCCGTGCAGCGGCAGCTGCTATGGGTCGCGCAATGGATGATGTAATCATCGCAGCGGCACTAGGCACAGCCAAAACAGGTAAAGATGGCTCATCTGACACAGTACTTCCATCAGACCAAAAGATTGCAGTTGCATCATCTGGTTTGACGATTGCTAAGTTGGTTGAGGCGAAGCAGATCTTGGATGAGGGCAACGTTGATCCGTCAATCGCTCGTCACATTGTTTGCTCACCGAAGCAGATCTCAGACCTGTTGAACAACACGACTGTAACATCAAGCGACTACAACACTGTGAAAGCGTTGGCTATGGGTGAAATCAACACATTCGTTGGCTTCAACTTCCATGTAAGCAACCGTCTAACAACCGATGGATCTGGTGATCGCCAGGTTATCGCGTTTGCGGCAGACGGTATCAAGTGTGCAATCGGCAAAGAGCCTTCTGCGCGCATTGATGAACGTGCAGACAAATCATACGCAACGCAAGTTTACTACTGTCAATCAGTAGGTGCGACACGTATGGAAGAAGCCAAAGTCGTTGAAATCGCGTGTAGCGAATAATAAGGAGACTGACAAATGGCTACTGTATATTCAGCACAACGCACAAATTCACGCGCAACACCAGCCGTGATGAACAAAGCAAATGAGCTTAGTGGACGTATCCGCGTAGCTCATGGCACATACGAGGCATCTGCGCTGGCGTCTGGTGACGTTATCGAGATGTTTGTCTTGCCTGATGGCGCTCGTTTGTTGACAGGTACTCTTGCGCATGATGCGCTGGGTGCATCAACAACATTGTCTGTAGGTTATGCAGCACACGTAAACGCGGCTGGTACAGCTGTGTCTGCGTCTGCGGCGGCTTACAAAGCGGCAGCTGCGTCAACATCTGCGGCAAAGAACGACATTCTTGCTACTCTAGCTCTAGGCTCAGGCTCAGAGACAGACACAAACGAGGATGGCGTGGCAATCACAGTAACAATGGGCGGTGCAGCTGGCACTGGCACCATTGAGCTGACCATCATGTATGTGGTAG